GAGCCACTTGTTTGATTTTGGGTTACCTCAGTGTTATCTATTATACTACCATTAACTTCATTTTCGAGTTGGTCGAAAAAATCCGAGGAGCCTGTATCGGTCTGTGCTTCTGCAGCTTCAAATGAATCTGCTTGCATTCCAATTTCAGGGTTACCTTGTTCTTCTGCCATACTATCTCCTTTTTGAGTTTGTCAATGTGCGTAACATACTATTCTTTGGAATCATCTTCCAAACTATTCTTTACGGACTGTAACATATTACCTGCTTGCTGCTTCTGAGACTCTACATTATTGGACATTACATTCCGTAATAATTTTTGTTTTCCTTCTGTTTCAACATACTGCTTACCCATCTGAGATTTTACTTCTTCTTTTTTCTTATTAATCTCAATATCGGCTTGCATAACTTTTTGTTTAATACCAGCCTGTACTAATTGTCTTTCAAGTGTTTCAATAGCTCCATCCTTATCCTTGACCGCCTCATTAAGCTGTTCAACTTGCCCAGACAACTGTGCATATAATGATTTCCTTTTTACAATATTTTCCTTATTTTTAATATCAGTTTCAGCAAGAACTGCTATATCATCAACAACTCCTAGTTGCATTAATTGCTTTAACTCTTCAAGATAAGCCCATCTGTTAACAGGCAATGTAGAGCCTTGAATAATACGAACATCATATTTAATTTCAGCTATATCCATTGACTTGCCGATAGCTTCTCCCATATCATTATAGATTGGGATATTAACCTCTTGATCTCTTCCTTCTTGAATAGCAGAAGGTTGTATTAATCTAAAACGTTTATATGCTGAATAAGTAGACTGTGAAAACTGAAGCACCATAGTACCTAATTGGCGTAAACCAGGTTCAATAGATGTACTCATCCATTGCTTAATACGTCTAGTGCCATATTCATCTAAAGCCAGCATACCACGATAGGTTTCACCTGATTTAGAACTATCTCCCATCATAGAGCTATATATACCAGCTAAATATTCCATATCACCCTTACCTTCATTAACTATCTGAAAGAACGCACTTGCAAGGGGTGCTGGCATTATTGGAGTAGGTCTTTCTACACCAGGTCTAATTGGAAGTAAAGCTCCAGGACTAGAGGAATACTTCTCCCATACCTCAGCATCAATAGAGCCTTCTTCATACATCCATCTAAGACTAGAGCCTAAAGATGCATTATGTACCATGATTTGATGTGCTTTATTTATTTCCTGCTGCTTACCAATAAGTGGTGATACAGCTGATATTGGATATGGAGTACCTGTCCATTTATAATGAAAAGGAACTAATGGATATTCTGTGATAGAATCTGGTAGGACTTGTTCATATAAAAGCTTATCACCTGCTAGACAGGTCTGCTTTACACGAGTAGAATAAAACTGTACCTGATCTACTACATTCTCTGCTATTTTAGGATCCTTCATAAGGATATTAAATTCTTTTTCAGTAATAATTTTATTCTCAATCTTAGAAGCTGCTGCTTGAAGTTCACTCATAACTTCCTGTTCAGATGCTTGCAATTGCTGCATCATCATCTCTTGAGCTTTCCGCATTTCAAGTTCATATCTCTCTGGGAGCATATCGCCAGATTGAACCGCTTCTTGCATTTGCCTTTGTTGCTCTAATAATTCGACTTCCATTTCAGCTTGCATCTCTTTCATCTGCACACTAGCCTGTTCCTTTATAGCTTTTAGCTCCTCTGGATTAGGTGGTATACGATAAAATAAGTTTATATAAGATACCTTGATCTTTTCATACACCTCAAAGAACTCAACTAACTCATCTATCTCTCCTTTAGCAGTTATAGCTAAATCAGAATCTACATCATCATTGTAAGTAAATAATTTTTGTTCTCCATCACCTGTAGATCTCATTGAATATGTAGTTTGAGATTGATCGTCACTATTTGAATTAGCTATCTTACGCTTGTGGTCGGGAAATATTTTCATTAAATGATTCTTAGGTAATACTTTACGAATCATAATAAAGGCTGCATCACGAAAGAGCATATCTCTTGACTTGGGATCTATAAAAACATCAAAAGGTTCTGGCTGTTGTATAACAACCTCACCCATACCATTATCAGCATCTTTATCTATAGTAACAAGAAGATAGCCAATACCTTTAGTAACTGCATCATTAATAGCATTAGTATAAAGTGTAGACCCATTAGAGTTATGCCAAACATAATCAGCAAGATCAGAAAGTACTGCAGCCACATCAGCATCACTACCCTCTACTCCTATAGCTTGCCATCTAGGATTATTAGCTGTAGCATAGAAATTAAGCATCTCAACAACTGGAAGTATCCGATTAATTGTAAAAGTAGGCATTCCCTGTTCTTCTAAAGAATCCTTTTCATTTGCACCTAACTGTTCATCATGGGCAAATTCATATCCTTTTTGATTTATTTGCTGCCACTGTCTCCTTGTGGAGCTGTCTGCCAGATTGTATAATTGTCGAATCTGGTCTACTTTCTTGTTCTGTTTTGGCATTCTTGCACTCCTTTAATGGTAGGTGTTTGTGATCCACGTCACATATTTTTGGGCAGGCGTACCCTCCCTGAGGACACTCATCTGTAATATAGTCACCATACCGATTAGATCCTAAAAATAATAATCCTAATATTAAGTTCCATAACACAATTCATTTTTCTGCTCCTTGCTCTTCTAAAGTCGCAGCTATTTCCTTCTCTGAAGGTTTGTCTATCAAAATTCCAAAATCTTTAAATAACCATTCGGCTAACATCTCTGACATAACATCTTTGACGTTCTTATCATTATCGTAATCCATTGCCACCTCTTCTCCGTTTCTTATTTCCTTTACCACCACGTCTACGTGCCTCTATTTTATCACCATCTGGAGGTAAGGCTTGTATCTCCCCCACATTTAATAATGCGGAAAATATAATTAATTTTATCACGCTGTTATCCAATTTCTAGCTTTAGGTTTCTGCTTATGCCAACCATCTCTTGATTCTTGTAAACCGGTTGGTGGATGTGCATACTTGCATGCATAAGCTAAAGCATCTATAGTATCATCATGAGCCATACGTGGCCCAAATGTCATTATTTCTCTATGTAGATCATACTGTGTTTTCTTAATATGCACCTGACCTACTGCAAATCTTTGAGCTAGAATCTCTTGTATCCTATCTCTTTTACTCATCCTATTACCTGGAGGCTCTTCCTTAAAAGGAATAATAAACTCATTACGTCTCCTCATCTCTGCACGTATAGCTTGGAAAATAGGCTTAGACATACTAGTATCTTCAATAGTAAAGAGAGTTGGGTTATAGAACTTAGCATATTCAAATATATAGTCTACTATTCCCTTTTGCCCAGTTCCAGGAATACCAAGTACAGGTAAGGTTCTGTTATGTATATAATCAAGAACATAAATATTATTGTCCGCTGTAACTGCTATAACCATTATAACACTATAGTCAGTGTTTCTTCTTGCTGAATCAGTTGCCGGATCTACTCCTACAAAAATGTTACAAGGCTTAGGGTCGTCTCCATCGGGTATAACAAATGCAAGGTTTGTATCAGCATCCTTAGTAAAAGTGCCATTCCAATACTTAATATGATCCCTGTTAAAAATTGAATCTTCTTCACTTTGAACCTCCATCATATATTCTTGATAGAACTTCTGTGGTGTTCCAGAATCCTGATAAAACTTCTTCTTTCTTGCCATCTCTTTTTCACCAAACCACGAAGGCCATAAAGTAGTACCACCATTCTGCAGAGCTTTATATGTTATTACATGCCAGGAATAATCCTCCTCCTCCTTAACTGCTTGTTCCCATCCTATCAAAATCTTTTGAATAAAGCTATCATAATGTACTGGTGTACCATTTATCCTTAATCGTCCTGTTTTCGGTTCCAATGCAGGAAAGACAACAGCCGTAACGAGATTGGATATCTTTGCCCTTGATTCAGGAGTAATAGTGTTATTCTCGTCTTCAAAATCATCAAGAACGATAAGATCATAACGCTTATGAAGCTTGGCACCACCACGAATACCAGATAGATTACTCTTAGAAATAAGTTTAGTGCCATTCTTGAGTTCGATATCATCTTCTGTCCATTTCCTTCCTTTTAAATCACCGAAATAATAACGCAATTTATCATTATATTCCAAATGATATTTAATATAATCTAGGTTAGGAACAGAGATCTTAGAGCTTGCCGCCACCCATCCATAGAACAAAGGTTCTGTAGTAAAGCAGAAGTCATGTAGGATGTTACACTTAGTAAGAACAGTTTTACCGTGACCCCTAGGCAAAATAACTGCAAGCTGTCTAAGATCCATATTCATTAAAGCATCTGCCACTTCATAATGAAAGAATGGTGTCTCTGATCTCTCAAAGTCATCAGGAAGAAATAGCTTCCCAAAGGCAATTAAGTCCTTATGGGCTAGCCTTAAATCATCCTCAGCTTTCGATATGTTGTGCAAATTTATATTTGCCATTAGAATTTCTTTTTTAATGTCAACAGCAGATCTTGCTTTCTATCACCTTGATATTGGTTATATCCTAAATTAGCACTATATCCGCTACCTAAATCAAGACCGATATTAGCCTTGAAATCGTCTGATAATCTGTCCACAGCTCTTGGATCTAGCCTACCTTGTTTAAGACCAGAAAGCAACGTTTCCCCTAATATCGAGTATAGATTATGATCTAGTGACATACTGCCTATTTTTATCGTAGCTGCTTTAGTAGTATCAGATTTCCCGAATGGTGGCATTATTTTCTATAGCTCCTATTTGATATCTTAAATGCTTCTATAGGCGGTGGCTCTTCTGAACCAATAATATCACCCACATCATCCAATTCTCCGGTGTGCATATTTAGTAGATTTTGTAATAGACCAGATTCCTCAATAAGTTTATATTCCTTAGGATCTAAAGAGCTAATAGCTTCTTTATCCCCTCGAACCTCGTCCCATTTCTTAGCCCTTTCTTTAACAAGCTCAGGCTTTAAATTTTTAAGCCAATCCTTAAAACCTAACTTACCCTTATGAGGGTCGCCTTTATAAGCAGAGTCTAAGCTGTGAAGTATTGCTGTTTTGTACTTTTTCTGATCCGCAGGCTTCATATCCATCTCATACTCAGAATACTTGATAGCACCTCCGGTAATATGCTGATCTGGATCTCCTTCATTCATGTAATCAAATGCTTTACCATCTATTTCTGCCATGCTTTACCTCTTGTTTTTTTAATGTATGCATCCTTATTAGGAAGCTTTAAGTAATCTCTAATTTTCTGTGCTGGGGTTTTCTTATTCACTTAGAAAGTTCTCTTTTTTTTGAATATCAAATACAAACTGTCGTTGCACTGCTCCAGACTTTAGTAAAATATCTAATTCTTTTGTACGTCTCTTTTGAGTTGCACCCCAACCACCAGATTGTAGATTATTTAACATCCCAGTCCAGTCTTTAGAGGTTGCCTGTTTCCAAAAATCAGATTTAAGAAAACCTCCTGTCCCCATTTGATACGTAACTCCAAAGATAGTCCTTTGCAATTCTGGTTCAAGATTTTGGAATGCATCCTTACCAGCCTTTTCATTATACTTTTTTACTACCCTATCTATTTTATGATGAATTGGTTTTAGTATAATATCTATATAATCCTGATCAGATACATTTAAATTACCAGCTACCTTTCTAGCCGCATCTCCTTTTAATCCTAAATATGGCTTTAATTTTGTTCTAAGATTCTTATTAAAACCCATCCTCTTTAAATCGCCCTTATTATGCTGACCAAGATCAAATCCAACGCCTATAGTAACACCACTATTATCAGAAGGAACATATCCAGTAGGCCTAGATTTACCTTCTGCTTCAACCCCTTCTTTCTGTATAGATGCTCTTAAATAATTATAATCAATATCTGCCATTATTTAAATAAACCCTCTTCATACTCTTTACGTTGAAATGATTGAACGATCATATCCTCAAGACTAGCCCCCTTTTCATACTTGCTATCATATATATCTAAATCTTTGCCTATAATAAACCTGTTAGGGTGTAGGTCATCTTTAAATGCAGAAGGTAAATGGTTCTCTTTATCAAGATTTGCTCCTGATTCATATGCAGCCCTATAGTCATAGTAATGCTTAGGATCATCTGGATCAGGGCTTAAATTAGACTTCTCAGCTATATTAGAATACCAATGTGAAAACTCAACATCCTCTTCAGGTTCAAACGGTTTAGATAAAAAATCAAGTAGTCCCATTATTCTATCTCCTTTGGTCTTTCAACCTCTTCTAATTTCTCTGGTGTAAAGCCTTGAAATAAAGCTCCTGTCACTGTAGTAATTTTAGTTGTATTTTTATCTTCCATATCCATAATATCTGCTAACTTAAACAAGGCCTTCAATTTAGTATCAGCCTTATCACAAGAGTCAATTACCTCCTTTATGTTACTAAGTACATAATTTTCATCTAATCCCAAATCCTCCATATAGGGCTTTAATTCTTCTTTCATAGCACTCCTTACTCTTGAAGTTTTAATAAGTTGACCAGCACGTGTACCGGCATAATGTGGGTTATTAGTAGGGAAGGCTTTAAGATATGCTCCACGTGGATCCATTCCTCCTGCCAAATATGTAACAAATAATTCTTCACGAGTGGATAAATTCTCTCTATCATCTAATCTTTGATTCCTTTCAACATCACCACCAAGGGAGTATATATTCACACGCCTGGAAGTGTCCATCTTTGTTTTAGGGGACGCAAGAAACGTACCAGTACAAGTACCTATATAGGCAACCTCTCGCACTTTACCTTTTGGTTTAATCATTGTCCCTTTACGTAGTATCTGAATATAACAGCCATCATCAGCTAATACCCAGTCAAATATGCTACCATTACGCCAATCCTTAATTGGATGGACATCTGATGGTAATTCATCATCCGACTCATATACTACATACTGTATATTGTTAACTTTATAATGTCTCATGTTTTATTAAAGTCCGTAGCCCCCAAGGGCTTCGGTGATTAAGCTAATCCTAATATATCTGATTCTTGTAAATAAGGTAATAATTCTGGTGGTAGCTTTATAATACCATCTCCAGTATCTAACCAAACACCTTCAGCATCTTCATACATTTCTTGTAACTCATCGTTTAACTCATTTTGCTTTTTCATACTCAATCTCCATTATTAGATAGAACTATCCCTGAGAGGGAGAACCCTATTTTTTGGATCTTTAACTTAAAACTTCACTGAAAGCCAGTAATCTACTCCCATACTTCAAGCTTATATTTAAGCAATTCTTATCGGTTGTCGGGGGAATCTCTAACCTCTATATGAGGGAGCAACCCAACGTCTGACCCATTTAGCAGAACCATTTCAGGGGTACTAACTGGGTGATAGCTTTACACTACCGATACATTAATCTACCACGATAAAGAATCCTATGCAAACAAATTCATATTATTTGTAACACTTATACCGAGGTTTCAAAAATTATGCAATTTTAGTGTGTGGGGTTTTATACATTGGTGTACCCCTAAATAGGGTTTTTACACTAACGTTTTACGTTATTTTTGATTTGATTTATTTTGATTGATTTTTAGTAATTAATTTAAACTAATGGAGATAATAATGATATACCTTGAAGATATAAAAGATGAAGTTAGTGCACTAGCTGCAGTAGAAGACTGTGAGATACAGGCTATTGAGTCTAGTGAAGCTATAAGTAATAAGCGTAATAGAATACAACGTGCTGAGCGTGATATAAAGATGTTGATGAAGCTATGTCTGTTGCGTAAGTATAAAGGGCCAATGGAAGCCTTACAGTCCATGCTTGATAGACTTGGTGAAGCTAAGTCAGAGTTGCAGGTTAATCTATGGCGTAGTTAAATGTAATGGGGATGAGTTAACACTTGTCCCCTAACTACTTACACACACATCACCTGCACACAACCGTATGATATATATACCAACTCATACCAAACATACCAAAGTCAGGATAAAGGTAGCGATAAGCTCATTCCTCTAGAGATATATGTCTGAGGCCCTGTAATAATTTATATATTTGCGTCAAGTTACCTACAAGTATCTTGAACCGGTGAAACAATCCTATTGTAGTAGGAGCGTTGACTATGGTAAGCAACTGATCAGCCACCCTACTAGGGATAGGTGCAGTCTGGTGACAGTCAGACCTGATCAATAATTTAACCAACATAACATGGAGAATAAATAATGAAGAGTAAAAGAACTAATAGATTGTCTAAAAAAACTTCTAATACCTTAATTCAATATATGAATAGGAGAGCTAAGATATTAAGAAGATCCACTGAAATAGTAACAGTATCTGAAGGATTTAACCAAAAGCTTCAAGCCAGGATTGATGAAATTGAGGCAACCAATGTTAAATAGAGCATATGATTGGTTATTTTCAGAGAAAGAGAGAGCACCAATAGGATTTATCCCACTATTCTTTATGATAATACTGATAAGTACAGTAGTTTGTATCTTTATAATATCAGTTAGTAGAGCAATAATGTGGATATAAGTAAAGTAACACCAATGAAAGCAGTATACTATGGATTTATAGTAGCCTTATCTAGTTGTATATTATTTTGGACAGTAGAATTACTCCAAATAGTATATAACTGGATGTGGAGGATATAATGCTAGAGAGGGTAAAGGAAGGGTCAAACTTGGGCCGACTACTTGAGTAACGCAAGATATTGACGACTCTCTCTAATATTATTTAAATTACCAATAACTAAAATAAGGAATAATAATGAAGAAAATAATAATATCAATCATAATGTTACTATTTATAGGTTGTGATGAAGTAGAAGCTACAAGTAAAGAGAATATTACTAATAAAGTATTGAATACATCAATAGTAAAGCCAATAACTGAACCAATTGTACTATATCTTGATGATATGACATTTGCTGAAGCATTTTCAATAGAACATCGTGCTAAAGGTGAAGGTCAGACATTCTGGTGGAATGGTGAACAATATACTACTGATTTGGCAGTGCTTGATGAATTTGTATTAAGACATGTTAGTGATAATGAATTACATCTAGGTTGGGTAACAAATAATGATGATCCAGATGATAATTGTAAATCTAATAAGATTGATGAATGTGCAGTATGTGATGGAACAGGTAAAGCTACATGGTGGCGTGATAAAGATGGTGATGGATTAGGTACGTTTATGGAGTGGATTACATCATGTACATATCCAACTGATACAGAGATAGAGAGTTATCAAGCTGAAAATCTTATCGAAGGTGGTGGAGATCAAGGATACTAAAATTAACAACAATAAAGAAAAGGAGTAAGTAATGCCTAGAACAAAAGGTAGTAAGAATAAGAAAGTTAAAAAGATAGTAATGCCACATGTATTGTTATCTCATGATCTAACTATGGTAGCAGTACCACATGTAATACAGATACGTAATAATGTACCATTGCCTGATCCTCAACATATGACACTGAGTAAATACGGCTTTATCAGTACATTACAAATAGGACAGAGTTTTGAAGTTGCTACTACTACACATGACTTTAAACCTTCATCCTTAGCACCAGCTGCATATCAAATTGCTTCTACTGTAAGAAAAACTACAAATAAAAGATTTACAATTGCTTGTAGAACTCTAGAAGGAACATCGCAATATCCTACAAAGGTGGGTTGCTGGCGTATAGCATAACAATATAGTGTAAGCAGGTATTATCCATACCTCTATAATCTCTCATAAATGCCTGCTTATAATTTTTAACCAACATAGGAGAAAGACAATGAAAGAAAAATTATGGAAATATCTTAAAGATAATAATAATACATACATAGATCAATTTTTAGATAGATGTGATAGTTTTCCAAGAGAATCAATAAAGCTTATTAAACCTAACGTAATTAGAGTGATAACAAACAAAACTCATGAAGGTTATGCTTGGATAGGGGCTTCAGAGCATAATAAAGATAATGGTTGTAGAGGTGTAGATTTTTATAATTATATGCTTATAGAGGCTAGAGAATTAGATATTCATTTTAAAGATGCTGAAGGAGAAAGACAATGAGTTTACCAACATTAGAAGATATGCACATATCAGAACATGTAGAAAATACATATGCTCAGATTATTGCAGAAGAAGATATAGGAGAAAGTTATGGAACGAAAGCTATCATACGAGAAGGAATATCAATATCCTGGCAACATATACTTTAAGTATGTTGGTAACATAACCGAGGATGGTGCTATGAAGCTACAAGAGATGGCTGGGTATCATCCTGCAGGTTATGGATTTGGTAATTTTGCTTATATTAATAATGTAGCAAGATGGAATTGTAGTAATAGTTGTGATTAATTAAAAAGGAGTAAATAATGGGATCACCAATAGATATTGAAACAAAGGACTATATTATCGACTGTGTCTTGTCTGGAAAACATAATGCAGAAATACCACATGTAGATGTTATGGTAGATTTAAACCATATGTGTAGAGAAGTTAATAGATGGCATCTTAAAACTAAAGGACATAAGAAATGGACTTATCCAATATTTGAATATCAAGATGCACCTGAAATAGATAATAAATAAAGATTGGGCATTAGCCTAAGAGGGGGAAGGATATTGGAGCATGGATACCGAGATACGAAGTGTGTCCTTCCCTATAATTTAAAGGAGAAAGAATGAGTTATACTGAATTTTATGAAAATGGTTATGGTGTGAGTGTAATATCTAGTGAATTTTCCTATGGTCTTGAACTTGCAGTATTAAGAGGAACTGAAGAAAATGCTGAGATATGTTATGATACTCCAATTACAGATGATGTATGTGGACACCTTGATTCAGAAACATTAGCAGAAATAATAAAAGATGTTAAATCTTTACCAAAACCTAATAACTGTATTAAATGTGATGAATTAAGTTTTAATACTATATGTAATACTTGTAAAGGAGAATTAATGTGTGAATTATGTGGTAGTGAAGAAGGAATTAGAAGAAATGATAATATACATGTCTGTGATGAATGTAATGATAAGCATCCAGTAAGAGCACTTGATGAAGAAGAACTTGTTAGTAACTGTTGTTCTGCTTTATTTACTCATCCCGGTTGGCCTGATAGTGATATTTGTAGTGATTGTAAAGAACATGCAGTTATAGGGGTAGATGATGACGATGATATTTATGGACAAGAAGAAAAGGTGAATAATGAGTAAAGTTAAAGGAATGTTAGAAGAAGATATGATGCTACATCCAGAGTTATACAACAGTCATGCTGAAGAAGAGTTCTGGATGCAATGTCGTAAAGAAGAGCTTCTTGAAAGAGAAGGTAAACCAACAATAAAGTTAATTAGAAAGGGTAAATATGTCAGAAGAAAAAGCAAAAATAGTAAAGTATAATAAGTATCAACAAGGTGATGTTGTTATGTTTCAAGTAGATGATGAAACATTTGAGAAATATTCAACCGCACAAGGGAAAGATAATGTTATTAATTACAATACACAATCTCATAACAATCCTATCTTAGCATTTGGTGAAGTTACTGGTCATTTACATCAGATTCACATGAAAGATATGTTAGAAGAAGCTGAAGTTACATTACATATGGGTAGATATCGTGAAGCAGGTAAAGATGTACCTGAAGCATTTGAAGTTCGTGAAAAGACTGTAACTCTTACTCATGAAGAGCATAATCCTCTTGATGTACCACCTGGAAAGTATATTGTACGTATAGTACGTGAGTTTGATCATATTGCTGGGAGATCTAGATATGTCGCAGATTAATATAGATGATTATAGTGCAAAATATCTTAGTAATAAGAAAGTTGAATGGCTTATTGAACATGGTAAGATACGTGAGAATGTGTATTTCAGAGGTGCAATAGGTGATAGATATACTATTTATGTAGCTACTAAAAGAAATAAGAATGTTGTAGATTTTCATACTGTACATAACAGTTATGATTATGGTACAACTAAAGGTAATTATATAGCTAGTATTAAAGATTATGTTTTAAGCACACATTCTGCACGTACAGCATATTGGCATAGTAGTACTGGTTATATGGTTAAACAGTTAATGCGTCAAGGTGTAGAGCCTAAAGACTTCAATAAACAATGGAGAATTAGATTTTGCAGATCAGAATATTTCATGAAATTATGGAATCAAGTAGAATTTACTCCTTGGATTGGAATGAAGATAGATCTTAAAACTGGTAATCTTGTTAATAAACCAACTAAACATTCTGCTAATCATTATAAAGCTGCTAAAGCTAGAGATAAACAATTACGTAAATCTAATCGTTTAGCTAATAAAAATAATAATGAAGCTAATACAAGATATTTAGCTGCTGATGGTAATTATGCTTTACTTCCTATAGACGATGTCTTTAAACTTCGTAATACTGATCGTAGAAATGATATAATGAACTTTCATGGTTTAGAAAATATTATTGCTACATTAGAAACTAAAGTTGAAGATGAAGATACTATTGATGGAAGATTCTACAGATTAATTAATGTTAATATTCCTGATTTAGCATCTGGACAAGAGCGTAATGATTGGGGCTTATACCTAGAAATGATTAATCCTTCTACAGGAGAAAGCCATTTTGAAGGTATAGCTAATGTTGTTGGCAAAGGCATGACAGGCGGTTGGAGTAATGACAGTATAGAAGAAGCTACTGTTAAAGCTGCACTATCTTGGCGTGATGGTGATGGTATTATTTCTTCTGGAGATACTTGGAGAGCTAAATCAACTAGTGTTAATTATGTGAAGCCAATCATATTAACATAAATGCGTAGATTCTCTAGTCAGAAAGAACAACTAGAATGGGCTGATAAACTCCTTCGGAAACTTAGCGATAAGAATACTGGAGGAGTTACACCTATTATTAAAAAAATGATAATTGAAGATTACATAGGGAGATTGAAAAAGTGAGTGAAATAAAGAAATATGATGTATTAATCTCATATCCAATTCAAGTCGGTGCTGAAAATGAAGAACATGTCAGAGAAATACTTATGGCTAGTCCTCTGCTGCGTGATGCTGCTGACTTAACACTTAAAATAACAGAGGTAATAGAATGAGTGAACTACATAGAGACCTTGCTGAAGATGAAATATCAGTATTTAAGCAATGGGCAAGAGATAACTATATATCAGGTGAGCCTATCAGCCTTATATGGCATCCTGTAATAGTAGAAGAATGTAAACTAATGAATAAACAATAAGGAGTAACAGCAATGGCAAAGACTAAGCTAGAAATTGTAGATGACTTAGATGGAACAGTATTAGCATATAGAACTAAATCCAGTGTTGAATTATATATTGCTACTCAAGAAATTGGTTTCAGTGAATTCTCATATTCATGGGAAGAAATTATAGCTATAGCTGAAAAACTTAAAGGATTACTTGAAAAAGACATTGTAAATGTGACCTAGATCATATTATATTTACATATGATTAGCGAGTCAGATACAGAGGATATAGTAATTAAATCTTACGTAGAATTGTATCTTAAAGCGTTAAATGAATCAAGATCATACAAATTTATTAAAATAATAAAGTCCCGTATGTTTGAGCTCATTAAACGTAAGCAAATCAGAAATCAAACTAAATAACTCTTAATATAAGGAGAACCCCAATGGAAGATACTATTCCAGTAGAAAATTCTGACCTCCAGACTTCTGAAGTATGGAAATCAGATAAAATTGATAAACTAGCAACAGCACTATCTAAAGCTCAGTCTGAGATAAAAGGTGCTGAAAAGAAATCAGTAAATCCATTCTTTAATTCTGGATATGCTGATCTTCATACCGTAATTGAATCATCATTTCCACATTTAACAAAATATGGATTATCTGTAATTCAAGGTAATGATTCCAATCCTGGAGAATTCTTTGTAACAACTATGTTATTACATGAATCTGGTCAATGGATTAAATCTAAATTGAAGATGCCTATAGAGAAGGTTACAGCTCAAAGCATTGGCTCTACCATTACATATGGTCGTAGATATGGATTATCTGCAATCACAGGTATAGCTCAATATGATGATGATGGTAATGCAGCTTCTCAAAACAAAGGTATTACTCAAAATCACGCTAAAACTATATTAACTAATAAAGGAGCATAGAATGGCTATAAAAACAATGGCAAAGAATACAGGTACTGGACAATACAATGCAGGATGGCATGAACTTACTATTAGCAAGGCTGTTGATGGTAAATGGGGTGATAAAAGAACTATAGATCTTAGTTTTGAAGGTTATCCTGATCAAATGCGTCATCGTGTATTTGAAGCTAGTAATAAAACAACTGGAGAAGAATTTAAGATTGCTAATCTATTTAGATTTGCTAATGCTGGTATTATCAGTGTTTTACAAGATCCTACAGGTAAGAATCCTGTAATTCAATACGATGATGATGCTTCTAATCTAGTTGAAACACGTGTAAATGTTTTGTTTGTTAAAGAAGCAAGTAAAACAGATGGTAAAGAATATAGTAGAACTTTTGATTTAGTTCCTGTAGCTCAAGAAGGTGAGCATCTTACTTGGACTTTTGATGATGTTGAACGTTTAAAGAAAGGCGTTGAAAAACAGTATGCTAAAAGAACTGCAACCACTACTAATGGTGTAGGTACTGTAACTTTAGATACTACTACCACCGTTACAGGTGATGCAGAAGTTCCTTTCTAAGTAACCCCTTGAGATAGGCTATATTAGTATTGACGTTACCACAGGTTCTGCTAAACCAATTGGGGTAATTTGCGGCTAATATAGCCTTCTCATTTAAGGAGATATAATGTCAAGAAAAATAACAGATGATGAAATAGGTAAAGAAATTAAGAAAGCTTTAAATAGATTAGAATATGCTACTGAATTATTGAAAATGTGGGTAGAATATATGGATAGTGATTTAAGTGAAGCAGAAGAAATCTTAGTTGGTAAATCTAAAGAATTTTTAGGAGTAAAATAATGAATAGTTTAAAAATATCTAAAAAACATATAGTTACATTATGGCATGAAACTCAAATGGGATCAATGAAAAGATGCAATAAAGCTCAGGAAGAGTTTGCTGAAATGATGTGGGAATTATATGATGACATGCAACCTGAAGTATTTGATGCTGATAAGGATTGTTTTAGTTATCATGAAGAGCAAGACAATAAAGCAATGAAAAAGGAGAGAAATGAGTAAAGGTATAAAATGGAACCCAGAATATCTATCAAAAAAGGATATAGAAGACTTAGTAGATAAAGGTATAGTTGACTCTATGGAATATTATGATGACATAGAGTTTAACATATATCCCCTTATGGACTACTTGAGAACTGATCAAATAAAGCAATTATATGAATGGCTGTATGATACATATAAAGAAATGAATAAAGATGAAGTCAACAATGTAGGCATAGAATATCTTCTAATTGTAAAGAAATATTTAGATAGTATTACAACTAGAGTAGGAACAGCTTATACAAATTAAAGGAGAAATAATGACAAATGACTGGGGATTAACATATAATATAACTTATCATGTACCTAAAAGTAAAAAGCGAGAAAATGAAAGAGAAGCTTTTTCTGTAAAGTTATGTCCTAAGTGTAATATTGTTTATGAAATGACATTCAATCAATATAAGAAACAAAATAACATTTATTATCATGAAGACTTTCCACGGAGAGGGCTAAATAAACAAGCATGTTGTAAGTGTGAAGGAGAAAAAGAATGATTAAAGAATTTGCATTTGGATTAGCAAATCGACATCATTTTGGAGATGTACACGATATTGAGAAATGGGCTGGTATGGCACAAGATACTTTCATGTCCCTATGGGATTATGATAATCATGTAATTGATTATGTTAAACAGAAAGGTACTCTTGCATCATATGATGGTATGCTTTACATGCCTGATGAATTTATTCTCGATGTTGATGGTTCTAATCCAGAAAATGCTCGACAAAAGACAATTGGTTTAGGTATTCTTTTAAATGATCTATGTATCCCATATCAAGTATACTTTTCTGGAACTGGATTTCATTTAGGTATACCTGGATCTGCTTTTAGATGGAAACCAGCACCTAATCTTCACTTAATGGTAAAAGATGAATTGATGGCTAGAGGTATTTATGAATATGCAGATGTATCTGTATCTGATAAAACTAGATTAATCAGAGTGGTTAATACCATGAATAAGAAATCTAATTTGTGGAAGATACCGTTATTACAATCTGAATTACATAAACCTATAACAGAAATACAGGCTTTAGCAAAAACTAAAAGACATACTTATGAATGGCAAGTATTAGAATGTGAACCTGTATTTGATGTATTAAAACGTAAGACTATAGCAAGTGATAAAACATTTGAAACTGTTACTCTTGGTAAAAGTCCTGATCCTGTATGGTATCCATGTATTCAAACTATGATGTCTGGTACTGGTCAAGGATCAAGACACCAGATAGCTTTACGTGTAGGTGCATTTCTTAGATGGAGATACCCTGAGCATATAGTAAGATTAGTAATGGAAGATTGGAGAGTAAGGGTAGATTTACCTGCACATCCGTTTACTAAAAAGGAAATGGATAAGATTGTAACTGATTGCTATGAAGGTCATAATGGTAATGGTTATAATTATGGTTGTACTGATACTCATATGGACAATCATTGTGAATCTACATGTGTGCTCTATAAGACTAAGAAGTCTCAGAATATGATGGATGCTAAAGCTATGGAGAAAGAACTTATTGATTTCTTTACAAGAGATTTAGATCCTATAAATATAGGTAAGTTGTATGGACAAGACTTTCCTATATATCCTGGTGAGGTTGTAATCTTACAGGCACCACCTAAGTCTATGAAAACCATGCTCTTACAGAGTTGGATACATAAGCTTAAACGTCCAACATATTTCATTGAAATGGAAATGTCACCACGTCAGATGTGGATGCGTTTCGTTATGATGGAAAAGGGTTGGGATGAAGATGAACTTAAAGCTAATTATGCACAGTATGCTAATGGAATTTCAGAAAATTTTGATTGGCTTACTATAGATTATAATAGCTGTTATTCTCATGAACTTAATAAGCGTATTATGATGTTACCATACAAACCAGAGATAGTAGTGGTAGATCATATGGGTTTATTTAAGTCTCAAAAACAAGATAATAATATGAAAGTTGAAGAAGTATCTCAAGCTTTAATGGAAGTTGCAATTCATAATAATGTAGTAGTATTTGCAGTTTCTGAAATAACAAAGCAAGCATTCCATGAAGGTATGGATATAACTTCAGCTAAAGGTTCATTTCGTATTGGTTATAATGCCAATAAAGTCCTATCATTAACACCATATAAAGATGAAAATAATCTCATTAAATCATTAAAGGTTGTATGTACAGCCAACAGAGAAAGAGAAACATTAAATCTTGAATTGATTGTTAAGGGAACTCAAATAGGATGATACAAATAACCAAATGGCTTAATCCTGATGATGAAACTTGGTATAGGGGAACTTATATCACTGTTCTTGAATGGTTAATAATTGAAAAAGAAAAGATTTCTAGGCTTACTGGTAAATCTACAATTATAAAGACTGATTCAGAAGGAGCTAAGGCTGTATTTAGAAAGAGGATCAAATAATGTTTCAAGATAAACTAGCTGATGAAGCAGATTGGAAAGATGGAATGAATATGTTCAGGTCAAGAGTAATAGAGCAATTAGATGGAATACTTGAAGTACTTGATATATTAGAACAAGAAATAACAAAACTAAATAACAAGGAGAATACCCCATGAACCCTTATTTACCGATAAGAAAAGTACCGTTAGATTATAATGGTATAT